GCTACGCACGACGCCGCCCACGCCCACACTGCAGAGTCGCCGACGCTCAACAGTGGGCTGGCTCTTGTCACCCATGGTGCTACGCACGCCCACACGGCGCAAAACCTCGCGCTGAGCACTGCCCTGACGCTCGCCACCCACAATGCTGCTCACGGACATACAAGTGACCAGCTGGGGCTGAGCGCCGCGCTCACACTGGCCGTCCATGACGCACTGCACGCCCACACGGCGTCGAACATCACGCTTGATTCTGGTACGGCGCTGACGATCCACGACGCAGTGCACAGCCATCTGGCTCAGGCATTGACCCTGTCGTCGACGTTGAACCTTGTCACGCACGACACCGCGCACGCACACGCAGCCACGACGTTGGCGTTGAGCGCCGCGCTCAACCTCGTTGTCGACTCGGCGGTACATGCTCACATTGCCGACAACATCGTGCTGGATGCGTCTTCCGCAGCCGCGCTGGTGATCCACAACGCGATGCACGGGCACACCTCTGACAACCTCGGGCTCAGTGCCACGCTCAATCTCGGGACGCATAGCGCGACTCACGCGCACGTCGTCCAGACGTTGACGCTCTCGGCGCTGCACAATCTGGTCACGCACAACGCGACCCACGCCCACAGTGCTGACAACCTCGCGGCTTTCACGGGCCTCTCTTTGACGATACATGACGCGTTCCACGCCCATGTCGCCGACGGCTTGGCGCTGAGCACCTCGCTTGTACTGGCGATACATGACGCCCTGCACGCGCACACGGCGGACGCCCAGACGCTAAGCACTGTGGTGAACCTCGTCATCGACGATGCGTTGCACGCCCACTTTGCAGGCAGCCCGCGCCTCTTCATTCCCGTTGCGCTGATTGACGAACTGCGCCGCAGCGTGTTCCTGCGGGTGCTCGAGCAACGCGCGTCAGTGCGCGTGAGCGACGAGCAACGCGCGTCAGTGCGCGTGAGCGACGAGCAGGGCACGTCAGTGCGACTGGGTGAGCAACGACCAACGACAAGGATTCAGTGATGACCGACGACCCTTTGGCAGGCCTGCACCGCCGATTCGATACGCTCGAAAGTAATTTTCAGGAAGTACGGAAAGAGCAGCACCAGATGTCTGCCGGTCTCGTAACCGTGGACAGGAGGATCGACATCATGGAAGTTCAAATCGAGGCAGCACAGCAGAGGGAGAAGCTGGTTGTTGGCGGGATCAACATGAAGCTTGACGCCAACACATCGCTGATTCAGAAGTCGTTTGACCTGCTCGACAAGCACTCTAGCCGATTCGACGCGCACACAGAAGCGGAAAACCGCGACCGCAAGAAGCTGCTGTTCTGGTTGATAACGACAGTTGTCACCGTGATGCTCGGGGTGGCTGGGGTCGTGATCACGAGGGTATTCGGAGCATGAGCAGTGAAAATCCCTCTGCTGAACTGTTGGTTCGTTGCCATGTGGATCTGGATCATGGCCAGAGCGAGGCACGCAGTGTGGGTCAGGCGCAGCCGGAGCTTCTACGGCATGATTCCGCACTTCGGCACAATCGAGCACACGAAGGGCCGCGAGTACGCAACGATAGAGTACATCCCGCCGAAAGCGGATCTTTGGACGCCGCGCAATGTCGTCGTCGCATTTCATGGTCGGTACAAGGTAACCACCTTCCGCGCAGTCCGGGTGCGGCACTTCGACACGATGAATGCGATGGATGCGTATCTCCGGTCGTTAAGGGGGTCATCTACGGACTGCTGATCAGCGGTCTGATCTGGATGCCTGTTCTGTGGCTGATTCTGTGAGCCCGGAGGTTCTCGCAACAGGTGCTCAAAAGGCTACCCGATGCACCCGCAGTGCCAGCAGTTCAAGGAGAAGAAAGATGCTGCTACCTGACAAAAAGCTACCGTGGCCGCTCACGTGGGATGCCGTTGTGGAGATCGCTCAGTCCGAAGGCTGCCGACTTCAGGCCTATCGTTGTCCAGCGGGGGTGCCGACCATCGGGTGGGGCGAAACCCAAGGCGTGAAGATGGGCGACACCTGGACCCAAGCCGAAGCCGACAGGCGGCTTTGCGACAGCCTCAAGGAGTTCGCTGACGGTGTACGGGCTCTGCTCACGCGCGACCCGAGTCAAAACGAGCTGGGCGCGATGGTGTCACTGGCGTACAACATCGGTCTTGGCGGCTTCAAGAAGAGTACCGTCCTGCGCCGACACAACGAGGGGGATTTCCAGTCAGCTGCGCGCGCCTTCGCCTTGTGGAACAAGGCTGGCGGGCAGGTGCTTAACGGCCTGACTGCCCGCAGAGCCCGAGAAGCTGCGCTGTATCTGACCCCCGATCATGGCACCGACCCGCTGCCAATGGCGCAGCGCGTTGAAGAGGAAAGTGCGCTCAGCACTTCCCCCATCGCGCAATCCGGGGTGTTGTCGGTTGCAGGCGGGGTGGCTGCCTTGATGACGGAGTTCGTGACTCCCGTGAAGAACTTCGTCGAAACGCTCGGCATCGAGCCGATTCATGTCCTCATCGTGATCGGCATCGTGGTCGGAGCGGTGGTGATGGAGCAACGCAAGAAGCAACGCCATGACGGTTGGTCATAAAGGAGGTGCCATGTGTTCCAGTCCAGAGTCTTTATGTACCTCGCTGTTGTTCTGGTGGCCGCGTTTCTGGCTGCAACTGTCTATCGAGCAGGCTTCAATGCTTCGGAAGTCAAGTGGCAGCGGGCTCAGCTCGAAGTGGCGGACGCCCTTGCTCACCTTGCACGTCAATACGCTCAAGCCGATGCAGCGCTTGAGCAGCACCGAGCCAAGGCGCGAGCGCTGGCTGCGGACAACCGGAGACTGAGAGATGATCGACTGGCCAATGTCCCCGATACTGGTGTCGAGCTTGATCCTGCTGAGCGTGACATCGTGCGCGACTCGTACTGCGCCAAGTTCCCAGCTGCTCCCACCTGCAGCTTGCACCCAGCCGTGTCTGGAGTACCCGACCCAGCCGCCGACAGGCCTGAAGGTCCGGGACTGGTTGAAGTGGGGGGACGACGTGAGTGAGGACTACCGCGAGTGCGCGGTCCTTCACAACACGTGCGTAGCAGAAACCACACGTCGGTTCAACTCTGATAAACTCTGACTATGAGCAGAGCCATCCCTCTCCCCACGCTGGGTGTCGATCTTCTGTCAGACGAGACGGGTTTGGCGGAGGGTACAGTGCGTCGTGCCGAGAACGTCGACATTCGTCGTGACGGCAGCTTCAAGCGCCGCGACGGCTACGCGCTGGCCGTCACGGGGGACGGGTTTCACAGCCTGCACCACAGCTCGCGCGGCACGCTGGTAGGCCGCAACGGCAATGTGTACGCGCTCAACACCGAGACCTTCACTCCCAGCCTGCTGGCCGAGATGGGCGGCGTTGATCCTGTTGATTTCACCGAGATTAACGGCCACACGTACTTCACCAACAGCACGTCGGCATGGTGGGTGCCAGCGGACGAGGCCGTCGCCCGCCCGGTGGGCGTGCGCCTCCCGGCGACCCTGCCACTGGTCGAAGCACACCCCAACGGCGCGCTTGCTGCAGGCACTTACAGTGTCGCACTGTCGCGCGTCGATGATCGGGATGAGGAGTCACCGACCAAGCTGCTGGGGCAGGTTCAGCTCCCCAACGGAGGTGGGGTGCGCCTCTTTGGCATGGACCCTGATCTGACATGCTCCTACCGAGTCTATCTGACACCGCCCGACGGCGACGTGCTCTACTTATCCGAGAGCTTCTCCGGCGCGTTCTCCGAGTTCATCGTCACGCGAGCGCCAGACGGAGCGACCCGCACCAGCCAGCACCTCAAACCCCTAATCCCCGGTGAGTTCATCCGGGGGCACGCTGGCCGGACCTACGTGGCGCGTGACGACACGCTGTACTTCTCCGAGGCGCTGCGCCCGCACCTCTACGACCCCCGCCACAACTTCATCAAGTTCGCCGGTCAGATCACCTTCATCGAGTCGGTGGTCGCAGGGCTCTACGTGGGTGACAGCCGGGGGACGTGGTTCCTGCATGGGGACGAGCCCGAGCAGTTCCAGCCGCGCCTTGTGTCCTCGCCCACAGCGGTGCGCCGCTCGTGCATCAAGCTCCCCGGCGCGCACTTCAGCAAAGACATCACGGACACCGACCACGACGTTGCCATATGGCTCTCCACCGAGGGCTACATGCTGGGCAACTTCGGCGGGGATGTCCTATCGCTCCACCCCGAAAGACTCCGTGTCGCTGCGGGCCTTGAGGGGCGGTCTCGCTTGGTGGTCAGGAATGGCATCAAGCAGATCATCACTCTGATCGCAGCGACAACGGCCTCGGGTTACGGGGTCGCCATAGATACCACCATTCAGTAAGGAGCAGGATCATGATTGACAACGATCTCATCAAGCATGCACGCGAGTTCAAGGGCTATCTCGACAGTCACAAGTACGAGGTTTCTGACGAAGGCATCGAGTTCCCCCGCGCCAAGGTCATGATCCTCGGTGAGTACGAGGACGCCTACGGCGTCACGCCGAACCTTGTGCCGACCGAAGGGCTGAACCACATCCTCATGGTGGCGCTCTCGAACACCGCGAAGTTGAACAACTTCTACCTCGCGCTGTACTCGGGCAGCTACACGCCGGTCGCAGGGCTGACCGCTGCGAGCTTCCCTTCGACGGCCACCGAGATCACGAGTGGCACCGAAGGTTACTCGGACGCCACGCGCCCCGCGTGGACACCTGCTGCTGCAGCCTCCGGTCAGATCGACAGCTACGCGTCCAAGGCCACGTTCACCATCGCCACGGCCACGCAGGTGACGATTCGTGGTGCGGCGCTGTTGTCTGAGGCCACCAAGGGTTCGACCGCTGGCGTGCTCATCTCGGCAGCGCGCTTTGCGCAAGATCGTGTCGAATACGACGGCAACAGCTACGGTCTGGGCTACCGAGTGCGTGCGCAAGCTGTCTGACGATGCGCAACGGCAACCCGTTCTCCAAGCCGAGGGTTCGTCTGCTGTCAGACATCCCCGGCGATGCGCTGCCCTACCTCGGGGCGGCGTACAACTTGTTGTACAAGGTACGGCAGTATTGCGAAGCGTCGGGCGCGCCCGTGTTCGCAATGAGCCGTACGCTGGAGAACGGGGCCGTCGTCACAGCAGCGGTGTTTGGCAACGAAGAGGTCGTGAGCGCTGCGCCTCCGGGGTATGGCGGGGTAAGTGTCGAGCGGGAGCCGCGTAAGGACCCGCGCAGGAAGAAGGGCTTTGGTTACATCGTCGAGCCGACCAACTACGCCAATCCCGCGCTGTTGCTTGGCAAGGACGACGAAGGGGCCGGTTATTCAGTTCATCTCGACACTGAGCTGGAAGCCGGGACGGTGGATTGGAGCAGCGGAGATTTTCGTGTCTCTTGGAACGTCCCCTTCCCCGGACGATATGTGTTCACGCCGAGTTCAACTTTCTACAGTGAAGCGGCGATTTACATTTGGGGTAAACGTTTCCAGACGCCAGTTGATCGACCAGTAGTCGCTGCGGGCAAGTTTCTCAACTTCGTCGTTGTGGCCACTAGGCCGCCCGGAGCTACATCAAGAATAGCGTTTTACGTCGCGGCAATAGACAACCGTGAGGCCACAATCGGTTCGTGGTTGCAGGTGGGTGAAACCTACATTGAACCTGCAGGCTTTAATGTCATCAGGTACTCCAACGTTGTGTTTTCACTTGACGGTAGTCAGTGTGCGACCGTGCGGCATGATGGCAATACCCCTACACACAAGCTGGTATTCACCATCGCGAGAGAAGACGGGGAGTGGCTTCTCTCGCACACACTGACTCCCGTCCAGCCCAACCTTCCCCACAACAATCACATATTCTTTGCGAACAGTATCGAGCAGCAGAACTACATACTCGAAACCACA